TTCTTGTGGACATTCAACTACTACTGGATTTGATTGCATCGCAGCAATTGCTTGTTCGGCACGGTAATCAAACCCATGCAACCATGCAACTTCTCCGTCTACAACAAATGCAAAAACAGTTGGTTTTTTACTTTCTTCAGACATTTAGTATTCCTTACAATGATGGGCAACATGATGAACTAACAGTTGAGTCTACACAGAAACTTTCACAAGTTCTGTAGTAAGTAATACCACAGTTATCAACACAAGATTGCTGACTATATGTGTAGCAATCTAAAGCCCACCTTCTATCTCCATACGTACAACCTGGGCAACCTGAGCAAATAATAGAACCACCGCAGGCTGTTGCCCCAGAAAATGTAGCAGTACCACAAGCAGGTGTACAACCAGCAGGTACGCATGGTGGTGGAGCAGGAGGAGCAGCATTAGAAGTTCCGCTTCGTGTTGCTGACTTACTAATCCAACCAGGCTTAGACGCTGTTACAGTCACAGTTGCTGAAGTGCTGTAACTCACACCGCCTTGCGTTACTGTAGCACCATCTCTAACCACAGTTCCAGTAGTTGTACTTACGGCGTAACTAAAGTTTGAGTTGTAGTTACTAATGGTGAAATAGAAGCCAGTATCTGTGGAAGTAACCGCAGAAAACGTAGGGGTTGGTGCTGTTAGACCACCTGCTGAACTAACTACTCCAGGTATCATGCTTACACCGTCAGGTCGGTAATGTTTCCGAGAAGCACCCAAGTGTTAGTAGCACGCTTAATTAATGTTGCGGCAGCCCAACGACCATTTAGTTTAGTCTTAGAGTTTTCTGAGTTAATGGTTACACCACCAGACCCAGCAAATGTTACTTGACCAGTATTAGTCTGAAGAACGTCAATACGATCACCAACTGCAAATGCCACAGATGATTCCAAAGGTACTGTAAGAGTAAGACCAGATGTACTGCTCATTTCTACTAACTTACCTAGGTCAGATAGAGCCAACGTATAACTTGCAGTTTGAGCATTGATGGTGGAATTAAACCCAGCCTGTGCAGCACCCGATGCAAGTTTTGCAGTAGTAACTGCTCCATCAGCAAGGTCACCAGTAGCAATAGTACCGTTAACAATGTCTGATGAAGTAATGCTACTAGCAAGGTTTAATTTACTGTAAGCAATTGCGGCTGAGGCATTTACGTCAGCATTAACAATTGACAATGCTTGAACACTTGGCAAGCAGAATGCACGCTTATCAATAATGTCGTTAGTTACAATAGATGCACTAGTGCGACGTAGTACTGCGGCTAATACAACATCGGTTGCTGCTAATACAGGAAACAATGGGTTAGTGGTACTTGCTGTACCAGTCACCGTTTGAAGGCTTACAGCCCCCGTTGCAAACCGTGCTACTACAAGGTCAAAGCGTGTTCCAGAAGAAGGAGCACTTGACAATGTATAAGAAGGGTTAGCAGAAAGGGCGTAATCAGCCCCCTCATATGCAATGGTTGCGGCAGTAACTGCCACCGTTGTTCCAGATACTGAGGTAACCTCACCACCAGTAACAACACCTTTCCTTCTATTTCCTAGAATTTCAAAATCAACACGGTCTGGTTCGGACTGGTCTAGCGTTGATTTATCAGTATCAGGTGCGTTGGGGATTGTAAAACCCGCCATAGTACTCCTTAGAGAGTGTCGTAGATATTGCCGTAATTCTTTAGATGGTCAAACAACTCTTGTGGGATGTTGAATGTTTTTCCATCTACAAAATTATACATGTCACCGCCCCAGAACATTGTCCAGGTACCTTTGATACGTGCTTGCTTAAAACCACTTTCCTTTTCAGGAACTGGGATTGCTACTTCAGTTTCGTCATCCTCAACTGATTCTGCAAATTGATTTGTTTTTCTTGGCATTTTATTTCTCCTAGTGTTGTACGTGTAATACTAAAGGGGCGATGGTAGTTTACACCACCATCGCCCCTTGATTCTAGTCCCTAAAGATTAGAAGTTAGAGTCAATTGCTCCACCCTTGGTATTCAAAATCACACGGGATTCTGCGGTGATTACGCCGAAGCCCCAGATTGCGTACCAAGCGAGACCATGCTCACGACCAAAGTCAATTACGCCACCGTCACGGAGTTCAACTGGCAAGGCGATTGCCTGACCAAATGCGTTGTCACCGATCATGATTGCGCTGTATGAGGTTGAGGTTGGGTCCTGGTAACCGCTGGTTCCTGGAGCCAAGTCAACAATGTTCGTTCCACCCTTAAGAACCTGAGTGGTTTCAATGAACACTACGTCATACAGACGACCAATTTCACCAAGCATGAAGTTGCCAGGTGCAGCGTACTTTGTTACTTCAATGAATTCAGGCCAGTCACGAAGCGCACGGCTCTGTGAAGGGTGAACGAAGCAAACGTAAGTATCGCCAAGGCGTGGGATGTTCTGACCTGCGAGAATTTCAACAGCGTCCTTAATGGTTGCTGGTGAGAGGTAGCCAGGAGCCGAAGCCGAACCTGCTGCCGAGTACTCGTAAGGAGCAATAGAACCACGGGTAGAACCGTTTGTCTTGCGACCAAACACTACCGATGGAGCAACTGCTGCACCGCCACCGAATGGAACACCTGCACTGTAAAGCGTGTTACGTGCCTGTACGTCCATTGACTGTGCCATGTGACGACCAAGAAGACGACTGGACGATGCCATAACGTCATCAAATGATGCGTTCAAGAGAAGTTCGGTTACTGCAACCGACTTACCTTGTTCTTTTACAGTAATTTGAATCTGTGATGCCGACAGAGCGGAAGGCTCCATACGTACACCTTCAGTCAATACTGCACCGTTGGTGTCATCAACACCTAGGTTGTTGTAACGCATGAAGTTGACGGTGAGACCTGGCATAACACCAAGTTCAGTCTTCTTTACTGCGAATTGCTCAAATCGCAAAACAGGCATTGCTTGGAACAAGATTTCCTTGGACCAAATAGTCTGAATTGCTGGTGAGAGTGTTGCATCACTTGAGTAACCTGTCGTCGTAATTGCCGAAAGGTCAGCACCTGTGACTGCACCACCTGCTGGGCCTGGATATGCCATGTTTTTTATCCTCCGTAAGGAATGTTAATGGGTTATTTTAAATTCTACCAGAGTTTAAAAACGCCCTCTGGAAGAACGTGCGTTCAAGAGCCTGTCACGCATTTTTTGATACTGGTCCATTGACATATTACGAATATCTTCCGCAGTCAACGTTTGCTGCTCCATTTGAGTTTCCATCGGCCCAACAGGTGGGGCTGTTACACCTGCACCTTTAAAGCGAACCTGCGTTTCCGCAGTTGCTCTTTGGACATTTTCAAATATAGCAGAACTTGCTTCTTTGTATTTAGCAATTGCAGTTTCAATTTCATCTTCAGAATTTCCACTAACCAAGCCAAGCAATTCAGGAATAATTGCTTCTTGTTCTTCCTGAAGGCGACGGTTTAGATAAGTTTGAATTTCTTGGTGGCGACGCTCTTTTTCAAGAAGGGCAGCCTGTGCTTGACGGTCACGGTCAATTTCCTCAAGGCGTGCTTTCCACTCGTTTTCAACATCATTAATCTTTTTGTTGAATTCGGTTTCCTGCTTAAGAAGTAACTCTTTTGCCGTAAGTTCCTCAAACTCACGCTTCTTAAGGATTTCAGCCTCACGCTGTGCTTGTTCTTCAGCCTTCTTAAGGGCTTCTTCACGTTCGGAAGAAATAATCTTAAGTTGTTCTTCCATGCTCTTTACACGTACATCGGCTTCTTCAAGACGCTTGTACATCTTGTCCTTCTCCTGTTTGCGAGCACTTTCAACATCGTCAATTGTAAAGTTCTTTACAACTTCCTTTGGTTGTTCTTGCTCTACAACAGGATTCTCTGTGCCAATGACTACAGAGTCTTGTTCTGGGGATGGTTGCTTTGCCATAGGTATAACCTCGCTAGTTTTGCTGATATTAACTGTTTTTATTTACTGATTAATCTTCGCCTGGACTACGTTGCTGGGCGAACCTAGCACCGTAAGCCTTACTTACCAATTGATTCATTAAATCTGATTCTATCGGATTTACTGCCGTTCCAGGCATTACTCCTTCAGAACCACCAGCAGATGATACATCAGAACCACCAGCGCTTGCTGGCTGAGGTCCATTTTCACCAGGAATCATTCCTGTTACCATCATCACTGCCATTTGTATTTGCGAACGAAGCATGTCAAGTGCGCCTTGGTCAATAGCGTCATCCATGAGTTCCTCAAAGATTTCTTCCATCTTTTCGTTCGGAAACTCCTCACCCAAAATCTTAAGAGCACCACGTTTGGATTCAAGCCCAAGCGCCATTTTAGATTGTACTTCGTTAAGTTTGATGAGAACATCTGTTGGCAACGGGTCAATCCAATGACACGTTGTTTTATAAGTAATTGGGTCAGCAGGGTCTAACTGGGTTAAGTTATCCCGTTCTGGTTGAGCAGCCTTAAGACCATTATAAACTAACATCTCTGGTCTAAACACAGCCGCAGTACGAATAATGATTTCGTTAATCTTTTCAAGACCCTTTGTAAAGTGAACCTTTTTCATTGTGTAACGGTTCATCAATGGCTGGTATTGAATAGCCAAAGCAACACCAGAAGTGTTAGACACTGGTTGGAATTGACCTAAAGCAGTTTCAGGAATACCTGTAATTTCGTGCATGGCACGCTTTAGGAAATTGACGTATTCCAAAGCGCCAGCCATTTCTCCCCTAGATTCAAGGTTAAATACGCTTGCATCTTTAGGCAAACCAGCCCAAACCTTCTTAGGTCCACGTTCTAGTTGTGAAGCCTTAGCACCAGTAATGATGGTTACAGGAGCGGCGTGATAGTTGATAATGTCTGATACTTCAGCCATTTTTTCATTGAGTTCACGGTTAAGAGGGATGATATCCCAAATGTCAGACTGACCCCAAGGCGAAGAAGAAATTGTGGTATTTGGAATGTGGACAATAGGCACCATTCCAATAGCGTTTGGATACTGGTCAATAAGTTCATCGTTGATGTACTGCTCAACCATTTCGTCAGTAAGGATTTCAGTAAAGGTGTAAACCTGACGAGTTCCTTCTGGCGATGTACCCCAGAAACGATACTTTAATTTAAATCGGATAATTCTGTCACGGTCATGCGGGTGGTATTCAGGAAAACAGTGAGCAGGGTTTAGAGGGATAATACGAATTCGTCCCTCATGCGGAATACCAACAGTGTCTACGTATGGTTCTTCATACGCAACTTTTACAAAGCAGTCTCCAGTAACTGCGGCAAGTTGCCCCATCTCCCACAGAACATAGTGTTTGTTATTGTGCCCATCCCAAACGTCATTTAAAAGATGAGGAATAATGGCGTTGTTTTGCTCAGGTACTTTAAACTGCACACCTCTACCAAAACAAAAGTTAGTGATGTAGTCTGCCATTGTGCGAACATAGTTTAGATAAAACTGTGATTCGCCCATTTCACGGCGGTATGACCAATGGTGCCCAAGGTACCAAGCCCACGCTGCCGCATAGCGGTTCAAGCGTGGACCGTGTACCTCAAATTCTTCGTCTGCAAGTTCAACAAGACCTAACGGGGATATAGATACCGTAAGGTCACTAGAAGCCGCACGATAAGACGGTGACCAAAAATCAATGGGCATTTATTTAGTTTACTTTGCTTTTTTCTTAGGTGTTGTCTTTGCAACTGCTTTAGTTACTGGCTTTGCTACAGTTTGCTTAACTGCTACTTCAACAACCTTGCTCTGCTTTGCAAAGAAGTTAGCAACCTGTGGGTCACCAACCTTAGTGCTAAGTGCGTTAAGAACATACATTACTGCTGGAAGAACAACAATGTTCAAAGCAGGGTCTACGTTGTATGTTGAAAACAAATACGAAATAACGCCAAGAACACCGCCCTTCGTAGCCACGTCAGCAAGTTCTGCTGGTTTGATTTGTTTTGCCATATTTATTGCTCCTTAGTTATGTGCTGTTTTGATTATACCGTTTTACGACGTTTAGTGCTTACTTCTTGAGTTTGCACAAACGTCTGATACGGAGGACCAGTATAGGGGTCAAACTTAGAAGCAATGGCTAATGCCCGAAGTGCACTGCTTTTAGCCTGATGAAGGGTTACTTTTTTACTGCGTAAAAGTACCTGCATAGCACCTAGCGCATAGGAAGACCCAGAACCAACTGAATAAATACCATTGGATTCGGAAGCCCATGAGTAATCACCATCCACTATGTAGATAGTGCCATTGATTGCTACTAGGATGCTTGACCCTTGTTCTGCAATGTGTTCTTTGTTTTCGTTGAGGTCTGGGACTGAGTATCCTTGTGCATCAAAGCACTCACGGAGCGCTGGTATAAACTTCGCCGTAAAGAACTGGTCAAGTTTCTTCCCTCTAAGGTTTGGTGGTGGAGTGGGCGGTTGAAATACATGATGGAGAATGTTGATCGCCCGCACATCTCCAGCAGCGCCGAGTAAATATTTTCCATTAGTTGATACCTTGCTTGACCCTTCTTTAAGTGTTCCTACTTGGGCAAGACCACCTGCAAACATGGTAGAGATACGTGAATCTACGCAGATAACTGCAAATCCATCTCCCTGCACACCAACAATGGTAGTCATGGCTATTCGGCTGAGTATTCAGTGCCTTGATAAATAGCCCATCCATTATAGATGGGAATTACATCATATGAGAAACGGTGAGCACCCTCATCTTCGTAGCGAACAACGCCCAACCCTTGTTGCCAATTTTCATGGCGAGTAAGTGGGCGACCATCAAGGTCTACGCCACCCTTAGTAGAAGGAATAGCACCATCAATTCTAGCAAGGCAGCCAGGAGAAGCAGCCATAATGGTTCGTGGACCATCAAAATCTTCACGTGTTTTAAAAGCCGTTTCAATGCGATGAATATGCCCATAGATAACACTCGTCTTTTCGTTGTTAAGGTAAACATGTTCATTGACCCAGTAATCAGATGCTGGATACCCTGGACGGTACTCAATACCAAATTCGTCCATACGACAAAGGTATGGAACTGAAAGAACAGGCCATGAGTCTGGTGTGTTTCCTTTGCGAAGACCATAAGCAGCACCTGCGTTTTGTACAAGGTACTTAGGCATACGTTCTTCGTGGTTACCAGCAAGCCAAATAATCTTTGCTTCAGGAGCAGCCGAACGAAGTTGAGCACAGAACAAAGTTGCACGGTCAATTGATGCTTGCGTAGTTTGTGCATACGCAGGGTATGTCACATACTTGCCCATTTCAGGAAGGTCAAGGTTGTCACCAACCAATGCAATAACTTCAGGCTGTAAATCTTCAATTACCTTGATGCAAATTTCAAGTGCTTTTTCATCATGCGTTGGTTCTAATACACCTTCACGGTTGCGGTAGTAACCAATCTGAATGTCAGGTGGAACTACGCAAGTTTTAAACGTAGTTGCTTTCTTTTTCTTTGCTTTAGGTGTTGGCAATTTAATTGCAGGACCTTGTTGAATAACAGGCCATTCAGGACCAGTTTCCCACTTAGGTGAAAATTGAATTGCAGCAAGGTCATGAACCTGTGCTTCACCTTCTGCATCTTTTGTAAGTGCTTGATACAACTTGACACGTTTAATGTCGCCAATCTCGTTGATATCAATGTTCTTTTTCTCAAGCATTTCAACTAGTTTGCCAAGCAACTTAGTCTTGTCCTGAGATGGTGTTGTTAAATCCGATTCTAAACTACTCACAGTAGCACTCCTTGTTTACATGTCGTTGTACGGTACTTACACTAACTTGGTATCCATTTTTACGCAACACCTTAGAAAGCCAAACAGAACTATACACCTTGCTCTTGCCTTGAGCATCAGAATCACGAACAAGTTCAACGGCTTTTACAAGTGCGTCTTGCTCGTTAGTAGGAAGGTCTTTAACAATCCTTCCAATTTTACAAGGTGATGTTTTTGTGGTTTTTAATGGGTTGAGTAAATCGTTTAGTAATGAGTCATTTGACAAATTGTGCTCCAGATTGTTAACTTGTTACTGCGCTTCTTTCCTTTGCGTGTACTCTACCACGGCTTGAGGGAGATTATCACCACATACGTAACGCAAGTGCCAAGGTTCTTCAGGGACGACTTCCCACGAGAAACCAAACTTTTTAACGTTGTCAATGAGCCACTTCAAACGCTTTGGCTCGGCAGCATTAGCAACATCAACAGCAATACCAAGATTATGTTGGGACTTGCCAGGAGTAGCAAGAGTTGCCATGCCCTTCTTCAAATACCAAGTCTTTCCTTCAAAGGTCTTTGTTTTACCTGTTCCCGTATCTTCAAGGCTGTAGCGTTGTAGGAAGCCTTTTTTCTGCAACTCGTATTCACGATACGTGTCGCCTGCACTGGTCGGCTTGAGTTCAATACCCTCAGCCTTTGCGGTAGCAACCATTGCTGCCCATGCCTTAGCAGCGATATGGTGCAACTTTCCACCGCCTACTGCGGGGACTAGTAGTTTGGCTGGCAACTTGCCAGGTGTAACACCCTTAAGGTCTGTTGGCAATACCACTGGAACAATGTAATCCCATGCAACTTTACTCATTTTTTATCTCCGTCTTTCCCGTCAACTTTGTTGAATACGGCGTTAATTTCGTCAAGACTAAGTTTACCATCGTCAAGAAATGCCCTTGACAACCCTTCTACTACAAAGGCAACTCCAGCAATACCAGCCATAAAGCAGGCTTTCCACAGGGGTACTCCAGCAATTGCTCCTGCACCAATAACGCCTAAGCCTGATGCTGCAAAGGTAGCAAGGATACGAAGCATGATGTTTTTAAACTGTGACATTATTTCTTTTCCTTATCCATATGCCAGTCAATATGTGTGTTTAAACGCCCTGCAACAGTTTCTACACCATGACGAACCTTACGGAGTTCGGACATTACGTTTGCGTGATCTTGACGATTTTCTACTCTGAAGTTTTTGAATTCCCTTATAAGAAAACCGACTCCAGTTCCTACTACGGGTATAGCAGCCGCAATGATAATCGCCCACGCATCGGTCATTGGTCACTCCCCGAAGTTCTTTCCACGGAGTCCGATACCGTTATTCCCAACACGAAGTTGCTTAATTTCAGAATAGTCCATACGACGCTGAATATCTAGGTCATTAAGGTTTTGAGGGTTAGCCTTGTTATAAATGTTTTTAGCCCTGCTACGCATGCGAGAGGTGTCCATAAAACGAATACGAGGGGTAACACCAGCACCTCTAAGGTGTACAAAAGCCTTATGAGGTTTAAAATGGTCTAGCGGCTCTTGGACAACTTTAGAACTACTGGATTCTCTGCGGATTGATGTGTAACCACCGCCAATAAACCCAGTTCTACGTCCAGCATCATGTGGAGCAAACTTGTTTTTAATAGCAAAGTCATAACCCATATTTTTGTGGGTATGTTGTGTATTATAAAACTCTGACCAACGGGCTTGGCGCATTGCGCTAAAGTCATATAAACCACCACTTTGGCCTGCGCCACCAATGGGGATACCAGATAGTGACGTAGTTAGCGGTTTAATAAGCCTTCTAGGGTCGCCACTGCGACCCCGTGGACTAGCGCCTGTATTAGCCATGACTATACAAAATTAGTCGTATTGCGACTAATTAATCAGTCAAATACTACGGTTGGGTTTGGCCTTGCCATGTGAGCGCCACTGTTGTACTCCATCTCAAATGATGGCATACCGTCGCCAGCAACTGCACCAGTAACGAAGTCAGAAAGAAGCGCAGGGGCTTCAACCCACGATGCAGAACCTACGTGAGCACGCTCACGCATGGTTTCTTCAGCGTGTTTAAACACGTTTTCTGGGTTTGGTTGGTTTTGACGCATTGGCGACGGGGCTGTATCAAAGTATGCTCCACGACTAAAGTCGTTTGGAACATCTGTGTCAGTTGCCACACCTTCTTCAAAGCGCAATGGACCTTTGTTACCAGGGATGCTTGGAGCATAGGTCTGCTCAAACATTACTGGGGTCTTCTCTGGAAACATCGGTGATGGTGCTACGTTCATTGTTATATTCCTCCAAATGTGAATATTCGGTAGCACAACTTTACCATTTTTTTAGTGCACATATTATCTAAAAAACGGAGAGTACCCTACTTGTATCTCTGGCATGGTCTCAAAAATGCTCATGGAACACGCCAAGGCTAGGGAGTCTGGGTAGTCGTCAAACGCTCCCTTTTCGTCAGGTGCGGCGGCTAGAAGGTATGGACCTTTGTAAACCTTTTCCAAATCGCTCATTTGCTGATTAAATCGTTTCCATGTTCTTGTGCGACGTGCTTTTGAATGGGCAGGGATAACCAATTGGTCTCTCTGGATAAGTTCGGTTAAGTGCACCCACCGCTCATGCTGTGCTTTGGAATCAGATGACATTGCAATAACATCAATATCTGGAAGAAGTAGTTGTAACCGTTCTGCTACCGCCCCTCCAACACCCTGGGAGTCTACGCCAACTCTCATCACTTCGTAATGGCGCAAAAAATCAACTATTTCAAAATACTGTTTTTCCCATTCTTGGTTGTTAATTTCTAACCAATTGAGGATTCTATGTTCGTGGAAACCAAAGGCATCAGGGTGGTCCCAATCCACCCAAACAACAGTTACCACTGTAGAGTCAGTTTGACGGGCAACGTCAATACCAGCAACTACTTGAGTTCTCCACCATTCTTTAATTAATGGCATGGATTGGTCATATAACCTTTCCATACGTTCCTCAGTAACAAACATACCTTTTTCAAGAATCCAACGATTGCAATAGGACATTTGGAATTCGTCAGAATCTTCACCAATGCGTAGTTTTTCCTTAGAGATAAACTTTCCATAGTTGCTGTTATATTTAGACGCTACTCTATAATCATATTCAAAGTGTGCTTGTCTATAACGCCTTCCAGCATTTACTAAGCGTCGTTTGTTGAATTGAATCATCTTATAAAAATAAGATTTATTACGGTTAGCAGTACCAGTTAAACAAATGGTTCCGTTATTGAACGCCAACATAGGTTTGATGGATTTAGTAATCATTACTTCGTCGGCTTCTTGAGCCTCGTCCACAATTACAAAATGGTACGTTTTTGATTCAATTTTTGCTTTTGGGTTACAGGTTTGCATACGGCAAAGCGACCCAGAGTTCTTAAGATTAATAATCTTTCCCTTACCACGAGCGCCTCCAGACGCTGCTTTATCTCCAATTTCTGGGTCAAGTAAGAAGTTCAAAGCGTGATCGCTTGTAAGTTTTGTTACGATACGGCTAAACACCGTGTCTGCTTGGTCTTCAGTTGGCGCAAACACACCACACCAAAATCCTTTTTCAAACTTGTCCAACCACGTTGGGTATACGGGAGCAAGTTTTGGAAGGATAACCATTAGTGAAGCCATTACCGCAGACATTACTTCTGACTTTCCAGACTGACGTGTGGCAATAACTGTCAACTCGTCACCATCACCTAAGATAACGGATTCAATTAAGCGATAAGCAATAGGTATTTGATAAGGAAAAAACTCAACGTCACAAAATTCTTCTGTAAATATAAGAATACGTTTCACCAGCATGTCAACAAATTCAGCAGATGTTTCATCTAGTTCTGGCGCTAATTCCTCAATGTCTAGAACCTGCTGAAGTTCGTCTAATTCTGGGTCTGTTTCTTGCATTACTTGCCTTCTGCAATTCTTGAACACAGAGCAGTGTGTAGTTCATTAACAATGTTAATAAGTTCTGTTACTTCAGAAAACTCACCGTTATGAAACCTATATCTGTCAAGAGAACCACCCAGTTCCATTAGGCTTGTATCAAGCCAATTAAGTAAAGATGGTTTATCCATTTTCCCAATACGGGAAGAATTGTTTGTATTGTCTACTACTTTTTTCCAAATACTCATTACCATGTTCCTATTTCAGTTGGGTCATAGTCTAAATTGCGACCATTAACTACGGACAATAATCCTTGTTCTTCACTATCGGTTGGATATTTTTTACAAATACCTATTTGAAATATATATTTTTTATATTTAAATTGGATGCCTTTACCTTTTCTCCAATACCCGCCTATCTCGTGCATAAATGCTTTGCAGACTCTTGGTGTATTTTCTTTTGCAATATCTCTGTAAATCCAGTAAAGTTTCCCAACACCTTGTACAACGTTTAGTTTCTTCATCAGTTCAGTTTAATACCTGCCGAGTCAGTTAGGCTACTTGGGCTGAAATCTCCAAAGTATTTTGAAACTTCTTCAGGAGTTGCTGGTCTATGAGCGGTATTCAAAGTTGTATTAATGAAATGTCCTTTTGAAGAACTGTTTGCAAATTGCTTATAGGTTTCAAAACTAAACGGGCCATATGCCCAGTCAGTACCACGTTTTCCTTTTTTGTGAAAACGTACGTAAATAAACCCAACTTCAGCACCGTAGATATTAAACAAAGGTTGGTCAATTACAAACTTGTGGGAACATAGGCGAGTACTTGCCGAAGGTCCTTGACCATAGTTTCTAGGGTTGTCTGGTTTGTTGGCAATCTGAGCCACGTGCACAGTGTCAAGAAACGGCAACTCATCTATACGGCGTTCACGGTTAGTTTCTTCGTTTAATACTGGCTTGCCACTTTCGTCAACTTCAGCACCGCCAGCAATTCGCTGTTTACTTATGCCACGAAGTGTCTCTTTACGTGCTTGGTCAATAGCATCGTACTTTTTCTGTTCGTCCAGCATGTGCTGTCCGAGGTTGAAGTTGGGGTTAAGCCCAGGTCTACGTCTTGCCATGCGCCTATTTTACAATACTATTTGTGGACATATATAACTCTGAACCATGTGCATACCCGACAAATTATAAACGTTGTCATCCTCTGGATATAAATTAATAATATTATTTAAATCATGCACGAAATGTGGAAGTCCTAAAAAGTCATAGATTTCAGCAAGAACTTGTTCTGTATTGGCACATAGATTGTTGTAATCAACTAACAGATACGTGTTTGGGTCATCCTGTTCTAGCGCATTACTAACCCCTGCAATAGATATAGATAGTTCGCTGGCAAATGGTGAGGATTCAAAATCGTCACGCCCGTTACGGGCAAACAACTTCTGGAAAGATTGCACCACATCATCAACAGGGCGCACACACAGAAGCACTTTTGGATTTAATGTCACATATTCCCTAACCATCTGCATATTGAGTGGCAGTGTCCATGCCCTGCACTTATCAATTACAATCGGTTTTTGAACATCCCTGTAGTACAGAGCAGGGAGATCACGCACAACCTGTTCAGTATTGCGAGGGTTGCCATTCCACTGCTGGTTGCGCTTCACAGATTGTGATGCTGACCACATCAGATCACACAATCCTGATACACCTTCACTGTGTATTGCAGGGTTCTGCGAAAGAATGGAAGTTAAGAGTGTGCTACCGCTTCGTGGTAAGCCTGAAAGGAAATGCAGTTTCACGCAGGGCGTGTGTCAATCCAAGAAAGCGAGGACTCATCCCAAATCCAAACATCACGCTCAACGCTGTAGTCACCTGCGAGGTTTGTCCAAGTCCAAGTGTCGTCACTAGGTTTCGGCGTTGGTGGATTCCAAATGCGATCCGCTTCATTCCATGTCCAAGAATCAAATGGTGCTGAAGGTGCAAAGGTATCTGTGTCATCAAAATAGCGACCGCCCATTAGTGCAGGGCGTTCAGGTGACGATTGCACATAAACGAAACCATCACCAACACGGGCGTTGATTTGCTCAATCGTTGCAGAGATCACATTGACAACATTTCCATCTGCATCTACTTGCGCCCAATCAGTAGGGTCTTGAATTGTAATCTCGTTCATAGTGCATACCTCACAATAACAATTCCTGCCGTGCCGTTTCCTCTAAAACCTTGAGTCCCTGTGCCAGCACATCCACCATTGCCCCAACCTCTAGCACCAGACACTGCCGAGTTGTATGTTGTAGAAGTTCCACCTGTATATGCTCCAACACCATCAGATGATAAAACACCCTGAAAACCTGCGTATCCGTACCCCAATCCTCCCCATGCAATAGCAAGGTTTGGATTGACAGCATTGGTATATTGGCTTGACCCTGATACAACACGCAAGTTGTCAAACAAAGGTGCATTAGTCAAATCATCAGGGAGGTTGAAGCCAACACCACAACTTCCAGCAACATCTCTGTTTCCTCCTCCGTAAGGTGCGCCTTGTGCGCCTGCTCTTGCGGCTGTAGATGCACCACCACCTGAACCACTTGCTCCTGCTTCAACATTTCGCCCAGTAGCACCAGCAAAACCCTCTGCTGGTGTATAAGAACCAGCGTTGCCAGCAGCACCTGATGCAGTCAGATATCCACCACCACCTGACCCACCAGATGACGCTGCCTGACCTGACACGCCACCACGACCACCACCAGTTGCAGAAATTGTTGTAGTTGATGTAACGATAGATGAGTTTCCACCTGCTGTTGGAACTGTGTTACTCATTGTTCCCGCAGCCCCAACCGTCACCGTGTATGTAGTACCCACAACAAATGTTGCAGCAATTAGGTTACGAACTCCACCTGCTCCACCACCACCGCCACCTGCACCTGTACCTCCACCACCTGCAACAACAATTACATCGGCAGAAGTAACAGGCGCAGTCCAAGAACCTGACGAAGTGAAAATGTGATATTTGTGCGAAGCACCAACCCACAGAACACCGCCGCCAGCGAAATCAGTGAAGTATGTCCTTGATGGGTTAGCCTGTTGCCAACTCTTTACATACTGACTGACAAGCGTTCTACTTCTATCAGCCATAAGTTACGCCGTAATTCTGTTTACGTACCCGTGGATTGTAAGAACGTTTGTGGTTGCCGCAAACGCACGAACTACTAACGGGGTTGCATTTCCTTTTAGTATTAAACCTGGTGCAATCAAAACTAATCCAGATTCTGATGCAATGGTGGCTTCAATGTCATCGTTTGGAGAAGTGGTACCACCCCATTGAATGGTAAGTTTCACAGAAGTTGCTGAAGTGTTTACAGCATAAAGCCAAATCTCCTCAAAGGTTGTTGTAGTAGATGAACCTGTGTGAATCGTGGTTCCTGCCGAAGCAGTCGCTGCTACAAGGATTCCTCTACCGTCAGTAGAACCACTAAGTAGTTGCTTGGTAAACGTTGCCATATTTGTCTCCTAACTAAATACTTGAGCACTAATAATTGCTTGATCGGTGTCGTAAATTGCCATAGTTCCAGGAGCACCAGCAATACCACCGTACGAAAGGCTAGTCCAGGCAGTTAGACCGTCACCGATCTTAAACTGGTCGGTGTCTGTTTCAATGCCCATCTCACCTTCAGCAAGAACTGGGTTAGCGGTAGTCCATGAAGATGCAGTACCACGGCGAAATTGAATCTGTACAGCCATAGATTACTAGTTTACCTTACGCAGGAAGTGTTACTTCATCCCAAGTTTGTGCTTCTTCGTTCCAGGTATAGAAACCTTCTGTTGGGCGAGCAACTGGTGCTTCCCATTCAGTAGTTTCTTCGTTAAGTGCCCATGATGGGTACGGCTTTGGGGCGATGTATGCGTTTAGAGCGGAGTCATACTTGTAGCCGATTCCTGCATAACGAGCACGCATATTGCCGTTATATGAGGTCTGCTTCCACGTTCCACCAAGAAGATTGCGACAGAATTCAGCGCCTACTGCTTCTGATTCGTTGCCCTCTGAGTCCTTACAATCATCGTTAGATACTACGATTACTCGCAATACGATATTGTCTTCGCCAAGTTCTGCAAAATGTGCCATTTAAGTTTCTCCTAAAAAGTAATACTGCCAGTTGCAGTAAACGTATATACATGATAGCCCGAACGAGACACCGAACTGTATGTTGGTGAACCTGTTGTAGTGTTTGCGACTGGAAATGTTGATGGGTAAGCAATAATAACTACTCCAGAACCGCCATTACCGCCACTTGTTGTACTACCACCTGCTCCACCACCTCCACCACCGCCAGTGTTTGATGTTCCTGATACACCATTACCAGCATGGTTTCCTGCACCACCACCACCTGAACCACCAGCACCACCCGCTGTGCCACCGTTTTGCCAAGGTGAACCTCCACCACCACCTGCACGAGTTACAGCAGAACCAGTGATTGAAGAAGATGTTCCAACGCCACCAGCGCCTCCAACGCTTCCAGAACCGCCATTACCTACAGCGCCAGCACCTCCACCACCAGCACCCCAATATGGGTTTGCGTTATTTCCGTTTGCGCCATTATTTCCCTGTGATGGTGTGGTAGCAGGAGTGTTACCCGCACCACCAGCAGAGTCAATGTTTCCACCACCTCCTCCACCTGAACCACCTGAACCAGCGTTACCTCCACCTCTACCGTCTGCTCCACCGCCACCGCCAGCAGACGTAATAGTGCTAAAAACAGAATTTGAGCCACTTGCACCATCAGATGCAGTAGTACCAGTTCCACCAGCACCAACAGTCACGGTATATGAAATACCACCCGCTACAGCAAATGCAGAATCAGTTCTATACCCACCTGCACCGCCACCACCAGTACCACGACTATCACCATTAAAAGAACCACCACCTGCACCGCCACCAGCAACTACAAGAAGTTCAATAGTAGGCGTAGTTGAACCAGGCCAGTTAAATACCCCACGTTCACGTTGAGCATCACGGATAGCCCAAATACCAGGTGCGGAAGAAGCATTTACTGTTCTTTTTGGACCAATAATGCTTCCATTAGATCGCATTAACTAATTTCCTCATAACTACATACGGCTTCAAGGTCAGAGTTAGCACTAGCAGTAAGGCGCAGTTCATCGCCTTCCTCTAGATAAATAGATTTACTAATAACATCAAGAGTTGAGTCAGCAGGAACAGCCACAGTGTGGGCAAGTTCGTAAGAAACAGAAGAACGAAACAAAGCAACTGAGATATCTGCGGAGTTAACTCCATCAACGTTTGCAATATACAAAGCATTGATTTTAAATACTTTGTTTGAACCTGATGAGTTTGTAACAATAGCGGTAGCAGAGGTAGTCACCTGTTGTACTGCGGTCTTACCAATGATGGTTGTTACGTTAACGATATTTGGGGCTGCCATAAACTATCCTCCGAAAACTATAGCCATAGCAATGGCTTTACCTGTAGATGCTGGGGTGTAACCTAATGCGGTAGTAACCATGTTACTTGTTATGGTTCCAATAGGGGCGTAACTTAAAGAGTTCCACGCCGTAGAACCATTTCCAACTTTCATTTTATTTGTGTCAGATTCAACGGCTAATTCACCAGCCGCAAGAATAGGGTTAGTGGCAGTCCACTCAGAAGCAGTACCTCTACGAATTTGAATTTGATAATACATCAGGTAACCGTTCCTGCGTCAACAGGCCCCATAACATAGAATTGAAGTGTATTAGGTCTACCACCATCTAGTGTAGTGGTACTTGGCTCAATAACTACTTCTGCCAAAATCATACTAGACGTAACTAAACGCCAGGCAGAACCATCATAAACCCATGTCTTACCACCAGAATTAAATATCTGATTGGTTGTAGGAGAATTGGGAAAATCTATAGCAGGCATTATGCGATCACCAAACTCCCTGATGCCGTGAATGTGTGAATAGTGTAAGAACCTGACGTAGTTTTAGTGCCGCCAGTAATGGTTGCGTCTGTTGCAGATGCTGTTAAGTAGCGCACAATAACGACACCTGAACCACCAGTGCCATTGGTGTTTGAAGACGCTGCTATCGCACTTTGCCCACCAGCGCCACCTCCTGTGTTTGCTACACCAGGGTTTCCGTTAGCACCACCGTTTCCTCCACCACCGACTCCTCCAGTACCAGGGGAACCGCCATACCCACCACCACCTCCACCGCCAGCGTAAGTTAATGATGAACCAGATATTGCTGTTACTGTTCCAACACCACCGTTCCCTCCGTTAGTTGCGGCGTTTCCTCCCACCGCACCTGCACCACCACCACCACCAGCGCCACCAGTGTTATTTCCAGTACCTCCAGCGTACCCCTGATCTGCTGTTCCTGAACCTGGAGAGTTTGACGACCAAGCACCACCACCGCCAGAACCACCCGTCATGCGAGCAGGTGCACTACGAGAACCACCGCCACCGCCACCTATAGATGTGATTGTGTGGAACACGGAATTAGAACCATTTGCTCCGTTAGCCGATGTTGTAGTAGTTGGAGCACCACCACCACCAATGGTTACTCCGTAGGTTCCAAAAGGAAGAAGTAACGCAGACTCTAATACACCGCCACCACCTGTTGCTGTAACAGTTGAACGAAATCCCCCTGCTCCACCGCCACCACCAATGTCTGCTCCACCGCCACCGCCTCCTGCGACAACTAAGTAATCTACAGAAATAGTGTTAGATTGTGTTATACCAAAAGACCATGCAGAGCCTAACCAAACTTTCATTTTACTTGTGTCAGTTTCAAAGATAGTTTGACCAGTAAAAGGTGACCCTGGTCGTGTAGAAGATGTGCAAATAGTAATACCTGACAACGTAGAGGCTAACTTAGCCTGCGTCACAGCGTTACTTGCAATGTCTGCCTCAACTACAGCACCTGCGGCTATTTTGGCTGTAGTGATTGCACTATCGGCAATCTTGGCTGTAGTAACGCCCAAGTCTTGTATTTGGGCCGTAACAATCTTACCGCCAGTCATTTCCCATACAGAACCAGTCCATGTATAGGTACGGTTGTTTACTGTGTATGTGTCATTAACAGCAGGGGAAGCAGGGAAGGAGAATGCCATTAGTTACCTACTTTGCATACCCGTAAACAGCAATAGTGCCACCAGTC